CTCAGTCCTCAGTGATAGTAGAGCCGGTAGTAAGCTGCGGAGTCACACCAGACGATATTGAGATATTAGGTGATATTGCCCCGCTGTAATATAGATTCCCTGCCCCACTTGAGGCTGATCCAATACCGGCATGTGTTGCAGTCTCAGTACCCCCCGTTGCCTGCGGAAAACTGATAGTGGACGCAGGGCTGACTGAGTTGCCTGATACGGTCCAGCCCCCAGATGTACGGGCTACCGCCACACGAGCATACGAAGTGTAGGCACACTCGTTGGTGGTTTGGTCTCCGGCCTCACCGGGATCTCCAGTATGTAGTGACACGTATAGGTTTGTAAGTGGTGACGTGCCTGCATTGTCGGCTACATTAGAGATAGCCGTAGCATTGAACAGCAGGTCCAGGATAGCATTTTCAAATGCATTGGTCTTTGACATAATAGGCTCCTATTGGAACGTGATATTGTTAGAGCCAGCCGAGCCGGACTCATCCTTAAATGACACAAGCTGTGTCGGCTTGATGTCTTTCGGCAGCGTGACTGTCACTGCCCCGGCATAGTCAACTCCGAATATGTTCAGGCCATCTATGAGCTGGCTCCTGGTGATCTGGTACTCAGCCTGCTGGATCTTGGTGTACTGGACAAACTGACCACCTCCGCCGCCACCAGGTGCATGTCCCTTCGGACCTGTAAGGTCTGTACCTTCTCCCCACGTACCATTGGGCTTTTCAAAGTACAGCTTGTTCCCTACCCATTTGTGATCAGGGATGCGCCCATCTTCGCCAGCCGGCCCTTCTGGGCCTGTATCCCCAGGTTTGCCAGGCGCTCCTGAGAGGCCCTGTGGCCCACGATCTCCCTTCGGGCCTGGCGGTCCCATAGGGCCGGGCTCTCCCTGCGGCCCCGGATCGCCCTGCGGCCCCGCAGGCCCCATCGGACCTCGCTCTCCCTGTAGCCCTGGCATTCCCTGAGCGCCGGATTGCCCATCCTTGCCCCGGAATATCTTCACCTCATTCGGCATCTTCTGAAGAGGGGCGAGAGGGGCCAGCTTACTTAACGACTGTGGCTTTGCCATCCTTCACCTCTACGATGTTGCCGTTGCCATCACTGTACAGGCCGTCTGTAGTATTGGCGGCCCCACCACGCTGGCCCCGGCTGGCCCCTTGATCCTGCTTCTCAGCTTCTTGCTCCTGAAGGTAGGTCACTCGATCCTGAATTCTACGAATGATCTCCTGATGGAAGGTATCTCTGTCCACCTTGAACTCCGTGGCCCAGCCTCCATTGTTCACAGCATCTAGGAAAGGTTGTATCTTTTTCATAGCCCGGAGCTGGCTAGTGGTCCGGGTACGGCCCCGGCCTGTGGCCACTGAGATACCCAGCTTACCATTCGGGTCGATATGCACACCTTCCATCATCTGATCGGGCTGTCCGAAGTCAATGATCTCTCGTGCGGCCTGATCGATCAGGTTCCCCGGCAGTCCTTCCTGAGCCGGCTGGCCGATATACGTGTTGAACTGAGACCGCATCCAGCCCACCTCGCCTTCAGTGGCCCGTGCCCTAGGAATCTTCTGAGCTATGATAGAGGCTGCTCGGATTGGAGACGTATTGCCCAGCGACTTGACGTACTCTTCCATTGTCTGATCCTGCCCCGGCTGGGTGATCGCAGTCTCAGCCAGGTGCCGGAACTGGAGATCTTCAGGCGCAAGAGGCTCTCCTCGGAACACCTTGTTGATATACCCCAGCGCCCCTTGGCCGGCCTGTGCCTGTGTCATCTGGCCCTGATCTATCAGTGTCTTGATGCCTGGGTCGAACTTGTACACCAGATCGAACTGCTTCGGATCAGTCAGGTTGTCCATCATATCGAGCAGCTTGACAGCAATCTGTGGGCTGTAGGCTTGCGACAAGAATGTGAGCATAGGTGTGGTCTGGGCTGCCATTCGCTTATTCAGCTTGGCTACCACATCCAGGCGCTGGCCCAGGATCTCACCCAGACTGTTGTTCTTGATGTTATCCAGCAGTGGCCGGTACATATTGCTGACCTGATCAAGGGCCTTTTGATACTCGGTCGAGTCCACGCCGCCCAGCTCAGCAGCCTTCCTACGGACTGCCTGACGCTCTACTTCCATCTGCTGCTGGACTGCATTCGTATATATCTGCGGATCTTGTAAGCCATTCTCAGCGCCACTTTTGGCCACCAGATCCAGGGTGGAAGCCAAGTCCGGGCCACGCTGGGAGAACGCCTTCTGTGCCCACTGGTTGAATGTGATAGAGCCACGGGACAGTTCTGTGTTGGCGTTATCCAGGAGCATCTTATTGTGGGCTATCACACCCATGTTACCCAGAATCGTGTCAACCGAGATATCCTGGCCAGCCCTCAACAACTCTTCGTGGACAGCCTCAGCAGTCTGTACATCCTTCTCGAACTGGGTCAGCTTGTGTGTGCCGGTAGGAGCCGTAACATCCAGCGTCTGACGCAGGGCAAAGCCTGTGGGGTCATACCCCAGCAGATCTCTGGCCTGCTGTCGGATCTCATCTTCAAAGCCTGGCGTCTGGTTGACCAGCTCCCGTATGGCACTCTCGGCCTCAAGGGCCGCAGCCTGCTTAGGCTTGGCTCCTTGAGACACAGCCGCAGCGATACGGGTGAACCGATCCCCAGCCTTACGCTTCACCGCTGCAATCTGGGCAGCCAGTTGAGAGTCCACGTTCGAGGTGTCCACCTGCCCTGATTGATCAAATACAGCGCCAGCCTCTTTCGCAGCGCCTACCGTGGTAGTGACTTCGGAGATATTGCTGATCTGTTCGTGTGCCTTGTTGGTCTGTATGTCCTGCACTGTCTGGCCGGCCACCTGCCCGAGTTGCTGAATGCCTTGGGCTATGCCTGCATTGGTGGCTGGCTCGGCTACGGGGCGGGCCTGAACAGGGATATCAGGGATCTGTCTTTGGAATGGCATACTATTGCTCCCGATTTACTGAATTCTGCTGTAGAATACCGTTGGCTGTCAGGGCATCCTTCATGCTCTCCAGCATACTGACCTGCCCATCATTCCACTCGAGGCGAGCTTTCTGGAAAGCCTTGGTGTATTCATCCTTGCCGTCGGTAAGCCGCTGCTTGACAGCATCTCGGACCAGTTTACGATCCCGAGGTGTGTCCAGTGTCTGCATCATCAGGGCTATTTGGCGGCGGGCCGAGTCTCTCGCGTCGTCCGTGACAGTCTCATCGTGGACTTTGATCGAATAATCCCAGATGGTCTTGACAATCGAATCGGTGACATCTGACCGGAGCTGACGCTTCGTATTCAGCCTATTCTTGAGATCCCAGGTCTGCACCTCTTCGGTGCTGCGGAAGCCGATGGCACGGGCCACCTCTTCCATAGTGCTGAAGTCTCGCTGAACTATTGGATTGCCATGCCGGTCCATGATAACCCCGAACCGATGCATGAACAGAGCCTTGCTCACATTGTCCCATGAGGACAGGGTGGTGGCCATATCACTTACAGCCTGTACCGGATCTATCTCACGGACGCCGGCCATGCCGAGGGACACTGGCTCCCACACCTCAGTGAACCCTCTCCAGAATCGAGAAGATGTCGTGCCGAATGCACCTAGAAAAGCTTCAGCCAGATTGGTGTCTTCAAACAGCATCTTGTCAAGGAACTGATCTACACCGGCTGCCAGTGAGGCTCGCCGGCCTACGTCCACATCAATGCCGAATAGGGCCATTGTAGCCCAGCCTTCAAAGCCTTCATTGATTGCCTTGCGCTTCTCAGGGGACATCTTGTTCTCAATGTCAGACTGGGAGTGATATCCCAGCGCCTGAGCCAACCAGTTTGCACCCATAGTGCCTAGTGGTACACCTGCTGCCCCGTACAGCAGAATCTGGCCGAGGAATATCTGAGCTCGCTCTGCTGCTGTGAAGTTCTTGTTCATCCCCAGCAGTGTCTCCATCGTCTTTGTCGAAATCTGAAGGAACTGTGTCGGCAGAGAGAGTATGCCCTTCTGCCAGGTGGCACGGTTTGCCCGCTGTAGATTTAGCATGAGATTATTGGACCGAGTCAGAATATCCTTTAAGGCTGCATCATCAATGGCCTTACCAGCATTCTTAGCCTGCCATCGAGCCAGTGCTGTAGCGAACGACAGTCTGCGATTGAACAACTCGCCCGCTCGATAGAAGATCAGCCCCTTGTCCGAGGCCCTCTTCACTGCATCCATCCCGATACCGTGGCCCCTGGCAGCAGCGGCATGGTCAGCAGTCTGCAAGATAGAGTCCTTCAGTCCTGTCTTGTCCCATACGCGCTTCAGCTCTAGTAGGTCGTCCTCTTTCATACCGAATGCTTTGGCTGCATGGGCCAGCGCCTTCGGATTCTCAATGTGGTCGATAGCCGACAGGGCTGTGGTCATCCTGATAGACTTGACTAGCTCTCCAGGATGGAATAGGTTTGTAGCCAGCGCCACTGTTGCACCTTGTGCCTGCACCCACAATTGGATCGGATTGAACCAGCCTAGCAGGGAATGGAAAGCAGCCGCACGAGAAGCTGCAATTGGATCTTTGTGCTTCAGGTACAGCAGGGACTTCTTACCAAACTCCGGCATCCACTTGGACATGCCTACGCTATCATAGATCTCCTGAGTGAGTCCCTGCCACAGCATCTCTTCCTTGGTAGGGAATCCCATCCACTCTTCAATCTGATCATGCAGCTTGCGGATAAATCGTCCAGCCTCGGTATCAGGGGCCTGTGTCAACTGATTAAAATGTGTGTACTCTGTTCCTTCCAGCAACTTGTTTGCTGTATTGATAGCTCGCTGTTCCATTCCCATCCGCCACACATTGCGTGGCACATGCTTAGACACACTAGAGATGTTCCGACTGATAGATTCAAATGAACCGAGCCTCTCGACTGGGAGGCCATCTGTGCCAAAGGGGATATCTTCGGATGCGCGTGGGCCAGTGTAAAGCCCATAGCCACCTGATCCGGGGCCATCCACCACACCAGCTCTACGCTCCTTTTCTAGCTGCCTGTCTTCTTTAACTTTGAGCACTCTATCCGGGTTCTTTGTCAGCTCTGCTTCTACCCAGGCATCTGCTTCTTTCTTGTTATCGAAGATGCGTATAGTGCTGACTTCCGCCCCAGGCTTATTAGCCGCAATGTTCACTCCGTCCAGACGAGTAGGCTTGAACTCCTTGACAAAATAGTTGGCGTGTTGATTGATCTTTGGAACATACCCGACACGGTAATGTAATACTTGGTCCGGTAGCTTCTTAATGTCATCTCCGTGTACCAGCGCATAGCTGACACGCTCACCTGCATTCGGCGGTGTGGCCGGATTGTTAAACTTGACCAGGCGATATCCATGCGTGTATTCTTCTCCTAGGTCCAAGTCAGCAGTACGAACAAGCGTGTTCGAGTCTTTGCGCCACAGGATCTTAGGTTTAGTCTGGTTGAGCGAGCCTTGTGCCTCTTCAACGGTCATGTACGGTTTGCCTACCTCAGCTTTCGCATCGGAGAGTTGAATGTGGCGCATACCCTTGATATGAAGCTCTTCCCTTGTGGCAGCATTGCGCAGCATGAATAGCGAATCCACCAGCGAGCGCGTCTTGTAGTAGGCTTCGATCTGCTTCTCATCCAGTGGTACGCCATCAACACCGGCTTTCAGCTCCAGCGGAGTATAGACCTTGCGCTCGTGATCGCCCACCTGAAGGACACGGTCTAGCTCCGCCAGCTTGCGCCGGCCACTAGGCGTTAGACCTTTCATGCCACCTGGCCCCAGGATAGTGCGTACAGCTTCCCGTTGAAATAACTGAAGCTGATTGAAGATCTTAGCGTTCGACTCATCCAATCTTATCGCGGCATCCACTGACTCCCGCAGATTGCCCTTAGCCCACACAGCAGGAGAGGCCAGGAATCGGCTGACCAGGCCAACCTTAGACTGGGTAAATGTCCCTGTGTCACCAAGCGTGAGCTGCATCCTGTACTTGCCACGCACAACAGTGCCGTCTTCCTGCTTCACATCAAAGGCTATGTGTGATACCCCCGGCTCTCGCCCGACCACCCTGACATTCTCCATACCAGGTATGCTGGTCATCTCATCAATGCGGGCCTGCTCTACTATCTGCCGCTCCTGCTTGTTGAGCAAGTCCTCTTTCAGAAATGTGTTGCCGGAAGTGATTTCTTCTGTGGATGCTTTCAGACTGCGATTAAAAGCCTCGATGCTCCGCAATGACTCGGTGGAAATATCTTGTGTGTGAGCTGCATCCAGCTCAGACATGTCAAATCCTGTCGCATTATTGGAGGCCGTTACCTGATCCACATTGGCGATCTTAGCTGTCTCTTCATCAATCACTGATGCTGCGTTGGCTTTGCCTGCATCAACCACATTGTCGGCTGTCTCCAATGTCTTCACAGCATTGAGCATCTTACCGACACGAGCGATCTTGGCAGCCAGGGAGAGGCCAAGCGTGGCTACGTCTGCAAAGTCCAGTCCGGCCCATATCTTGTCAAACTGAGTAAGATCGTCTTCGCCGCCTGACTCTAGCAGATTGCTCATCACTTCAAGCACTTTGTACTTGTTGTCTAATTCCTGCGTGAGCACATCCTTGACAGCCGGCAGAATCTCAATCTGCTTCTCAGGCGGGAGCTGTTTGAAGTTCAATACGAAGTTCCGCATGTACTCTTTTGCATCAAACGGATGGCCGGTCATATCATAGTTGTCCTTCAGGATATTGCCGGGGACCAGCAGAGCCAATCCACTAAGCACCTTGTCACCAAGGCCCATGCTGTCGCTGGTCTCCTTCATCATCTTAGCAATCTTGAGGTTCACCGCGATACGCTGCTCAGTCTCTGCGTCAAGCTGGCCACCTGATGCGGCCCGGACGTACTGAAGGTCGGGGTCCATACCCTCTGTATTGAGATCCTGTATCAGACTATTGACGGCTTCCTGGTTGTCCCGGATCTGTTCTGGTGTGGCACCAGGGTTGGCCTTGAATGATTGCACGTATTCTTGCTTATCCTTCTCAGCTTGCTTAACAGAGCGAGAACCTAAGGCGGCTTTGCTGTTTGGTTCATTGGCCTGAATATCCTGGAATGCTTTGAACAGTGGCTTACCAGTTAGTCCTTGCTCAATAGATGCCGCCTGTAACACCTCAGTGTTGCGTAGTGTCTCGGACACAGGCCGTACAGTTGGCAGTGGAGATTCAATAGGCATATCCTCATTCAGATCTACCTGCAACGGGTCTTCCGTGACAGGCATATCCTCATTGACTGGTATATCATTTGACTTGATAGGATCAGGCATTGCTGTCACCTGTATTGTCGCTGCCGAACACACTAGCAAAAGAAGGTTTGATGCCCACTTGTGCTGGCAGCCCTGCGACAGCCTGTGCGATGTTACCTCGTGTCACAGCCCTATTGGCTGAACTCTGGAGTACACCTGCCCGTAAGGCAGCCGCCTCCTGCCCATAACTAAAGCCCACAGCTTCCGCTGTCTGGGAGAATATAGACCCGGCTGCACCCTGCACTGCCGAAGACTGCGAGGCCCCCTTAGATGCAGCCTCAGCCCGCAGCGATGCCCGCTGCTGGTTGGCTTGGGCCACTGCCCTACGCCGTGCCCGAGCATCGGCGAGTTGCTGCCTGCGGCGCTCTATGCGAGCCGCCTTCTGCTGATCCCGACTGGCTACTCGCTGCTCGTGGATGTTGTATACTGTCCCTACGGCAGTTACTACTGCTGCTGCTGTAGCCATTATTCACCTACCTCAGTTAAGTCAATTGCGTGAACGGTTTCGACCTGCTTATAGCCAGCCGCCTGCGCTGTCTTGTCCCACCGATGCGACTCCATCATGGTTATCATGTGAGTCCTTGCACCGACCTCTTTCAGATATAGTTGCACTACTTTTAGGATCTCAACTGGAACATGGGTCTTCCTGTAGGCCGGGTGCACATAGAAGGCATCGTTGACAGCGTACTTTGTCCCCTTGTGGTGGATGTGGTCATGCACGAAGTCTATGCAATATCCAATCAGCGTATTGTCGCTGTTATACACCAGTATAGTTGAGAGGTTGCCGGCATCGTCCATCCTATTGTAGGCATCCCAGTCAATGTTAAGATTGATCTCATCGCGACTGTACCCGACTTCCATCCAGTGTTGATACAGCAGCTCGTGGAATGCTGGGGGTACTTCTCGGAACTTGGCAGAGATAACATTGATAGCCATTACGGGGTCGCATCTACAGTGTATGGGATCGAGTACCCTACGAGCTGGGCATCATATCCAGGCGTGGCGGCAAAGTATACGGCCAAAGCATAGCCTCTTCCTCGGAGCTTATTCTTTGTAATGATCACGCTCTCTCCTGTGTCGTAAGTGTCGCTTGTATCTGCCGGGATGTAGGTGCGTCTGTGCCGATATGCCTCGCGGGCCGTAGTGAACCTGTTTCCGGCTGAAGAATCATGCCAATCCCACCGGCCCTGCAATGATAGCTTGCTCTGCCCAAGAGGGGACAGCACTCCGCCACCGATATCCTCGAATCCGTACTCCGTTTTGTTCATGTACACCATGCACAGGACACTCTGTTTCTTCCGGGTCCAGTCACCCAGTGGGTCTGACCAACCTTCGATATACCCGCTGTACTCTGCATCCGTAGTAAGGCTGTGCTGATCGGCTACATAGTTCGTGTAGTCTACAAACTCCGAGCTGTTGAACTCCATAATAGGATAAAGCATTGTACTGTTGGTGTCTGACGAATCTCCCATGAATAGCTTCAACGGGATCTTGCCATCGCTGTCCGAAAAGTTAAGGTCTGATGCAAACCCGCGTATATGCAACTCTGCATCGTCCCACCCAACAGGGCCTGTATATGTACCGGCAATCTTGAGTTTAGTGAAGCCATTAGTGACTAGATCAAGGTCCAAAATGCTGTCTCGGAAGCGAAGGCTCGATCTGCTTGTGGTAGACGTATATGCCCATAGCACACGTTGGTTGTATTGATCAAAGTGGCCTTTGACATAGGGCTTGGCTTCTGTGGGGATGTCTTTGAGCAACCCTTCTATCCTATTGGCACTCACGTTTTTAGCTTCATATCCCCCCGTCACATTAGCAGGCTCGATCACCCAGATATGGCTTCGTGTCCAGTACATGATCACCCCATCAATATCCACTACGGAATCCGGGCAGTCTGTACCGGGTGCACCGGAGATTTTAGTGACGGCGAAGTCATCGGCTCTAAATGCGCTGCGGTAATCTCCGCCTGTAATAGCCCAAACACCTTTCTTTGAAAATGCTAGAAATCCTGAGCCTACACTAACTAGCTTCAGGATATTGCCTGCTTCTGCGATATGAATAGTGAGGCCATCATCGGCCAACAGCTCATTGCCTATTTCGGCTGTAGGGTCGTTCTTCTGTGCGAACTGGAAGAATTTCTCGTAATAGTCCGAGGCAAGAGTTACACTTTGATCTACTGGCCTGTCTACTGTAGGGCTGATATAGATTGTCCCGCTGGTTCCTTTATTGTCAGCTCCTGACCACGCCACTCTGTTAGCAAAAGAAGTGGCGGTATCAAAACCGTAATCTGGGGTTAGAGGGTCAAACACTGTGTTATTCCCCCACAGGCGCACATTGCCCGCAGCAATTTGATTCCTATTCATCTTGAACGGATCTAATCTCATTCTCCCGCGAGGTGCAGGGGTGCTGCCAAAATCAATCTTCACTAGCGCAGCAGGGTCAAAACTGCCAGAGGAGTCTTTGCCTGAAAACCACACCTGATTGTGCTTAGGGGCCGTATAGTAGTCTATGCCACTGAATGTATAAACACTTGATGAGCTCATTAGATAGGCAAAGAAGTTATCGTAGCTCCAGCCTTGATTGCTGAGATTATAATAGTAAGCGTCGGAAATCCCATCTGCTGATGACGACACAGTGGCAGTGGCGGAACTGTCAGTACCTGTTAGGACACTTGATGTGTAATCTGTCCCGTCCGCTGCATCAAATGCCACGGACCCTGTGGCCGTATCGCTATCCGGCCATTTGTCTAGATGAATAACGCTATTGCCGGCGTCCCAAGCAACGACCCTGAAGCTCCTGCCATTGTCGCTGTCAGTGACCTCTTCCCCTACTGTGAATGTGCCTGAAACACTTGTGACAACCATGTGGTTGCAATACACAGGGCCGTCCTGTCCATCCGAACGGTAGCCATCATAGATACCGTCGAGATCCCTTACCCGCATGTTTGTTGTGTTGTTGGTGTCATCTACATAATCATAACCTGAAGAGCTTTGGGCTGCTAAGTTATAGGAGTAACTTGATCCATCAAACTGGATACCGACCGGAGCAATTTTCCGGCTGAATGCGAAAACTTGATCAGCAGCCTTAACAAATCGAAGAGATGGGTAATAGCCGTTACTATCTGTATAGGTAGCAGATTGGTTGAATCTTCCAAGAGGACTAGATATTATGGCAGACGACTTTACGCTATTGTCTGCCAGGACATTAGTAACTCCTTTGTCAAGCACCTGGACTACATAGTCGCCTGTTTGGCGAAGAGCTATATCTGCTCCGGGATACCCGCTAGTGCTATCAAACTCTGCATATCCATCGCCCAATAGAGGCTCTACGCCACTAATGACAGACGATACAGTGGGCGAAGACGCTCCGGCTTCATAGTCTAGCCCTTTGCGATAAAAAGCTCCGCCAGGCATAAACCAAAAGTTCAACGCATCCTTGGCAGCGTTCTCGGCAGGAACAATGGGATCGCCGTCAGTGACGATACCACCTGTCAGGTTATTGTAATTCTGGATTGTAGTCTGGCGGGCCATAGTTGATTACCGCTTAGTTGAAGACTTACTCTTATCGCCTGATGCGACTGACACTGCCGGCTTAACATCAGCGGCTTTATCGGCTGCCACCTCTTCAGCTTCACTGACAGAAACCTGAACGACCTCTTCCTTCTCAGTTACTGGGGCCTCAGTTCTAGTCAGCTCCTGATGCAGCTCATCATCCAGCTTGGCATCCTTCTCAGCACGGGCCATCCATGCCTGCACCGCAGAGGCAGCCGATTTGATATCCGTGAACATGCCGCTCAATTCGCGTGGCAACTGGCCGCCTTCCTTGAACTTGGCCTTAACCAGCCCATTATCACGAGTGAAGAACTGCACGGTCTTTACCTCGGTGCTTTTCCTCGGACCAGCTACAGTCACCTCGACCTCATACGGGGCCTTGCCATGCTCAGGTCGGTCACGTACATCGAGGGAAGACTGCTCATCAACAATTTCATTAAAGCTCAGGGGTTTGCTCATTGCCTATGTCTCCCAAAATTTGGTTTGGTGTGAGAATTTTTGAGCCTCTTCTCACGTTTGGCTTTGTTGCGAAGGTATCTCCGATCTTCGCGTTCGGATCTCAGTGTAACCTGCCGCATCTGTTCGTTGCAGACAATCTTACATTGAGAGATAAACAGTGAAAAGTGCCTCACCGGAAGGACAGGGTATGCAGCATTCGTATGAGACCAAGCATCAGCCGCTACACCGACTACAATGCTATTGCTCTGTTGCAGTGTAGACTCTTCTGCTGAGTTGTAGGCATCGAACACGATGTACTCACCATCAAACGACGTGCAGTACGTCGGGCCTTGGTCATTACGAATGAACAGCGGCACACCCTCAACGTTATCATTAACTACATCAATCTCGCTGTCGCCGGTATTGCGCGAGTAGACCAGGTCTAAGAAATCATTCGGGTCTTCGTAGTAAGTGATATCGTCTATGGTCTGATTGCTGTCGCCTGTCTCGGTATTGTCATAACGGATGTTCGTCACCTGAGCAACACTAGCCGGAATCTTCATGGTGGTCGGATAGTTCGTATCTCCCAGACCTGTGAGCTGATCCACCATCCTGATAGTGTCCAGATCCAATTCCGCAGCCAGCTTGAAGTACTCCCCGCGCACCATGTTGGCGACTTGCTCAGACTCGGGTGTCTCAGATATGTCATTCACTGGATCGTAATCCATTGAATACATCACATCATTGACAATCTCAAGTAAAGTGCGTCTTTCCATTGTTCACCTCAAGAAAGGGCGGGAGGCCCTATTGCCTCCCAACCCAGGTTATGACGCAATACCTTACGTCTTGTCAGCCAGGTACTCCGTGAGCGGTGGGATATACGAAACAACAATGACTGCTGTACCAGTCAGTGTGTCCGTACCACCGGCCCACTTAGCATAGATGACGCCATCCTTATCCCCTGTCTCAGCTCCGATTAGAGCACCGTCACCTTCATCCCAACTCGTAGCGACGAGATTAGCCTTGGCACCGACGCCACCAACTTCGATGAAACCATTGAAGTCAATCTCAGTTGAGCCATCGTCCGCCTGTACCAGACCTGCATCAATGCCCGTGGCACTGGATGTAGAAGTAAAGGCATCCTCAACATAGATTGCGGCATGACGAATCAGAGAGTTTGCCGGGATCACGTTATACGTGTCATTGGCATCAAACTCTGAAGTCGGCACTAGAGTGGCTGAACTCGCAGTGGTGTAGATAGGCTGGATCATAGTCCGAACCACATCGCTGTCCGGCAGGACAACTGCTGTATCTACCTCACTTGTACGAGGGCCAAAGATATTGCGAGAACCGCTGATAATTGTCTTATTCATATCTCAGTTCTCCCTTAGTAGTTGGTACGTGAAGTCAAGCAAACAACCACAGTCTGTAGTCGCTGCAAACCGAAACCCCAACGAGCTGCCATGTAGAACTCGTCACGACGGCGAGGCGCGTTACGATAGCCTTCAAACTCAGGCATCTGACGCCATGCGCCCATGATCGGAGTTTCCATGTCATCGCTAACACACATGAACAGGTTGGCGACACCAGATGTAACAGACGCAGAGCTGGACGGAGCCGGCACTGTGATGGTGGAGGTGTCAACCGTTTCGCTGTTCACTTCATGCAGACGGTTCGACAGGTAAACGTCGAAGCCATAGATATTCCGCAGGAAGCGCATGTTCTTGGCGAAGCCCGTGTTGATGATACCTTCAACCTGCGGGTTGTTGCTTACGTTGACCAGATTCGAGATCCGGTTCAGCGAGGCTTCCGCCAGCGGGTCAAAGATTGCAATACGGCCATCATCCGGCGCATTGGCCTTATCCAAGGCGAGCTTGGCATAGATGAAGTCCTCAACGTCGATGACCTGGCTAGTACCAGATGCCACGAAACGGTGAGCGTAGCCGTTGATTGCGTTCGGATTAGAAGCAGTCTGACCGTTTGGAGCGGCCGCCAGCATGTCAGTTTCCCACCGCTCCTTCAGAGCGCGGAGCTGCTTCGGAGTAATGGCTGCATCGAACTGCTGGACCTTCCAACTGTCCTGCTTGACCTTATCAGTCAGATAGACACCAGAACCTACATACTCGGTGATGGTTAGTGTGATCTCGCCGCTATCGAATGGGTCGATAGGAGTCGGCTTGTCTTCGTCCAGATCACGGAGCACCAGATCACCAAACGTAGTGATATGCAGAGTGTCGCCGTCCTGGAAGTCAGTTACATCGCGGTGAATACCTTCAGGAAGAAAGTCATCCTTCAGGGTATCCAACGTAAGCTGCGAGTAGACTTCCGCACGGCGCAACGCTGAGGTGTTGTCAGTAGTATTACCTACCATTGTTATTCCCCTTTATTGTTGTGCGTTAGACTCCGGCCTGTTTCATCAGACCAGATGTGTAAGCGATACGATCTTTCTCACGCATCTTGGTGATGTTCTTCGGCCTTTCGTCTTCGTTGCTTTGCTGATTAAATGCAGCGGTATTAACGCTGCTGGAGCTAGGCTGATGAGACTGCTTCCTCCCTTCTGTTAAGAAGAGGTGAGCGAATGCTTCGGGACTGTCTTTCCCGAGTGCATCAATCTGATTCCCAGTCATACCTAATTCCTTACCCTTGGCAGTGACGGTGGTGACATAGTCATCACCATACAGCTCCTTGGCCTTGGCTTCACACCGTGAGAGGTTGGCATTCTGCTGCGCTGCGGTTTGCCGGTTCTCGATGGTGCCCAGTGCTAGGTCTGCTGCCTGCTTGACGAGTTCTTCGTTACTCAGGCCAGTGGTGTTCTGGTCATTTCCTGAAGTGCTCTGCCGCGCTCCTTGCGTGTTGGCGTCCACAATCGCTTGCAGGCGTTCATTCTCTGCCTTCAGTTCCGAGCTCTCAGTTTTCAGCGTAGAGTTCTCAGACTCCAGATTAGAGATGTGATCCTGTGCGTGGCTGATATTCTTTACCACATCGTCACGAGTATGGAATGCACGTTCACCTACAGTCAAGAAGACATTCTCCCCGGTCGGAGTACTGTTCTGATTGTTGGTGGGTTCCTGATGACCGCTCTGTTGTCCAGACTGGTCGTTGTTGCCAGGGTTGCTGGCGCTTGAATTGTCAAATGACATAATAATCCCCTAGAGGTTGTCGAGAGTTTTGCGGTGACGCTTGATTGCCTTGGCTGCGCCTCGCGCTGTGCCAGTGCCCAGTAGCTTCTCTAACCAGCTACCGCTGTCACTGGACTTCTTCTTCTTCTGAATTGGGGGGTGCGAGCTTTTGGTCTTGTCCTTCCCCTTCTTCGGAATCTTCTTGTCTGATTGCTTGGCCATAAATGTCCACTCCAAATAAATCTTTCAGTATCCTACGTATTGTCCGGCGAGTTGCATTGCAGTCAGCCTGGAACTCTGAGAAGGCCGGCAGCTTGTAGGACTCCGCTGATTCAGCCTTCTGCTCAGTGTTACGGTACTCAGTCATTAGGACTTTGATGGCCGCCAGCCGAACCAAATCAGCCTCTGTAAACTGAGCCACCAACGAGTCAAGATCTTCCTCTGGGACAGCTCGCTGAAGCCTCAGCGGCACACCTGGCTTGGCCGGCCTGCGGGCTGTCCGCTTGATGAATCGTTTACGCTGCTGTGCCGACATCCTGAACCTCCGGGCTATCATTCAGATTGACTGCATTCTCCTGTGTCAGCGTGTCCTGTGCCGTCTGCTGTCGCCTTGCCATCTCCAACTGCTCAGGGATACGGCCATACGGCTGAACCAACTGGTATTCTTCAAACTCCATGATCTCTTCCCACAGTCGTGCCAAACGCACAGATGGGAAGTGCTGCAACAGTTCCTTGTCCACATTGAGAACTTGGGACTCCAAAGTCATCAGGTTCTGGGTAAGCTGCTGTTTGCGAGCGTAGTGGCTGGCACCCTTCGGTATCAGCTTACCATTCGCTGTCAGATCTTCTTTTCCGATCTGCTTGAACAGCTTGGCCCCTGTCTCCTTGTCGGCCACCCTGATAGTCTCTTTCCGACTGGCAAGATAGCGTCGGGACAGGTACACCTCCGCATTGATAATGTCCACCAAGAAGTTTTTCTCGAACTCGTTCATGTTGTGCTGGAAGAATCGCTGGCTGGCGTTCTCAAGCCGCTGTACTTCAAACTTAGTCTTTTCGCCTGGTGTCCTGAAACCAACAGCTTCACGCGGGGCACCTGCATACTCGTCCATCTTGCGCTCGGTCTCTTCGATCTTGAAGTCGGCATTGAGCACTGTTGGATCAGGTGCCAAGTTCTTCACATCTCCGCCGTTGGCGATGTAATAAGTGACTTCACCTTTGTCCCCCGTGATCTCTTCATCCACATCGCCTGTGATAACACGATCAGGAATCAGCATATCATCAAAAGCGTCAGCCTTAGCGTTCTCAAGGTGGTTGATGTAGTACTGCATACCTAACAAGTTCTCCAGCGCCCCCATGCCCCACAGGTTATTCTTGCGCTGGCGGTAGCTGGCATGAAAGATCAACGGTTGCCCGTTCCACGTATCTACTGACTCATTGCGGATCACATACCGGCGATCCACTACAGTCACGCACCGATTCTTATACAACACTTGATTGTCGAGATCGTAGATGTCGCCATAGAAGTCCAGAAACTCGACGAACTCGCCTATGATGTACTGAGCGAATGAGCCGAACCCATCAAGGCTTGCCTGCTCTGTCTTCCGAATGTCCTCTGTCTTCATCCCCCGAGCGTGACTGCGGATCTTCATAATCTTGTCCCACACATCTCGCTGGTAGTTTAGATCAGGGCGCTCTTCGATATCCCGAGCCGCCTCACCTATAGTTTTAACTGACCGTATGATCTTCGGGGTGTGCTCCCAGTCAATAGCGAATGGGTTAAACACGATATCTTTCGGAGCAATCCGTTGGATGCGGGGACCAACATAGCCCTGCACCAGTTCATCGTCTGGCATCTGATGCTGCTCATTCACATAGACCACTTGAGCAAAGCAGTCCCCGTCTATCCAGTCATCAACCAATTCTGTAACTTTGATGTCAAATTTGCTCATCCGATGTTTGGTGCGTAAGTACGCCTCGATGCCCTCCCTGACTTTCGATGTGACACTCTTCTCATCCTCGCCCTCGAACTCAAACCAATGGTCGTTCGGCATTAACCCTTGGACATAATTGGCCTTAAGGTTATCATATAGCTGCATGAGCTTGGGCCGATGAGTAGTGTGGTTGTGCCCATTGCTGTCATTCTCGGTGGTCTCAGTAGATGTGGCGTACTTGTACTGATTGACTTCATCAACGATCTGTTCACGCTGGATCTTAGCGTCTTTCCACTGGTCCCAGAAGCTAGATATAGTAGTTGCCATCTGGTCGGGGTTGCCGATAATCTCTTCAAATAGGTCGAGCGATTGATTCATTTATCTTCTCCGTCCACCGAATCTGGATGCGATTCGTGACTCAGTACCCGTCACTTCTGACTGGCCCTGGCCTCTACGCAGGCCTATGTGGTTTGTGCTCACTGTTGGTTTCTTGGCATTCTTGACTGCGGTGCACACCGCATCCTTCAAGTCATCATTCTTTGACCGCATCTCTTTGAGCTGCTTTTCTAGGTCCGCCATCCACCCGCCCTTGTAGTGTTTGATGGTGCCGGCTGCATAGACTGGCTCCAGTATCATCATGTGTCGCTCTTCTTTCGACATGTTGCGCGGGACAGCCTTGGCCTTTACTGTGAGATGCAAGCCGTCATTGCGTACATACTCTGTCATCTGGTCGGCGATAAGCTTACCTGCACCGTCGGATTCAATATGGATGTGCTTGAAGCGCCACATATCGTAGAGCTTGGAGATGTGTCGGTAGTAAACGCTGTACTTGTCTGTCTGGAACTGCACTAGGTCCAGCAGGTAGATAAAGCCCTCGTCGTCAATGCCTATGACAGCGATAGCCGTATAGTCGGCCTTCTTGGCTGACTTCGCCTTGGCATCGGTCCAGGCCAGGTCCATGCCCGCAACCACGTTCAACTTCTTGTCTCCGTAGTACCAGATGCTCCCTACTCGGGTAAGGAACTTGCGGTTGTAATATTGGAACTCACTGGTCATCACATCCGGGTTGTGATTCGTGTTGTTGTAATACTGGGCAAAGAACTGTACCAGCTTACCAACGGACACGTACTCGGCCTTCTTCTTAGCCAGCTCCTTGACATCAAACCCGTACCACTCTCCGGTCTCAGGCGCTCTCGTGCGCGGCCACAGGAACTCACCCAGGCCATCGCCCTTGGTCTCTACCTCCCGCTTCATCACAGTCCACTGCGGTACAGCGCCTGTCTGCTCCCCTGTCTCCGGATCGATTGTCGGTAGCTCAGCTTCCATAAACTGATGCCACACATCCTTCTCGTGGTATAGTGTGCCTACGGCACGAGTGACAGCCCCGGTATTCTTAATGGCGATGAAGTCAGCCACTGAGTCCTCTACATCTTTGCGGCCGGCGTCCGTGTATGCATTTGTCTGCACCACGATGTCATCAAGCAGCAGAACATCACAGTGAAGGCCCGTCGCACTGGAGCCTACCGTCTTGATGATCAGCGTGTAGTCGCGGATACGACGCTTCTTGCGCTCTGGGTGGTCCGTGTTAATAGCCCAAGTTGCCCACTTGTCTCTCATCGACTTCCGCTTGTGGAACATCTCAGGCCACAGGAGTCGGTATTCATCGCTTTCCAGCATTTGCTTTATAGCTGAAATCTGCAACTTGGCTAAATCATCGCCGGCTGTTAGATATACCATCGTAATCCAAGGCTTCTTGGTGATCATCCACGCAGCATAGCAGGCTAGAATATGGCTCTTCAGATGACCACGTGGCAGCAGCATGAGGAAGTGTTCGTTATCGCCATTCTCCAGGGCCAGAGCCGCCTCCTGGTGGATATCCCCGTAGACATAGCCAGGGTTCACATACTGCATGAACCGAAAGAGTGAGCCTTCGTAATAAGCCCGCAGTTCCTTCTCTTTCTGGGTCAGCGTCGGGAGCTTAGTTGGTTCCGCCATCACTCATGCCTTCGTGCAGTTTCTCAATGGCCGCTTGACGATCAGCCTCGTCTTGGGCATCTTCCTTTTCCTGTGCATCCGCCTTAGCGTTTGGACGGCCAACAGGACGCTTTGCTAACCGACTGTTGATATCTAGCAATAATCTGGCAGCGCCTGTGTCGCCTTTCTTGGCGCTTGCCATAATTCCTCTCTTAGCGTAACTAGCGTCCCTATCGGCCATATCCTCCCGCCACTGCTCCAGCCCTTCATAGCCTTTGCTTTTGTCTCCCTCTACGAACCATTTGCAGTTGCACAATCTGCGCCAGTGCTTCATTGAGCCGACCAGCCTCATGGCTGCATCGTACTCGTCAACACTATTCATGTACACATGGTAGGCACTGATCAGCCCTTCCGACAGTCTGTCCTTGTCAGACAGATTATACATCGGTGTATACCGCTTCTTGCTTGACGGCTGAATGGCTTCGACAAACAAGCTCTGAGTGCGAAGTGTGCCACGACTGTCAAGCAGGAGAGTCGGGTCTGCATTGTCGTGGGCGAACCCTTCGTACTTAGTATAGTCCATTGACTATAGCCTTATTGCCATAATGTTTGTTCCTGCATTTACACAAATCCCCGCTGTTAATTAACAGAGCGCGAGACCTCCCTCCACACATCACTACGAACATTTATCAAGGTGATGTTGTCGTTAGTGTCGCCAGTGAAATCTGCCCCACCAGCAAGGAGTATGCTTCCACCGTTGGCAATGGTTGTATTAGAGTCTATTCTAATATTTATTATTTGTGATGGGTAGGCATCGTCAAAATCAGTGATTGATGTAGCTCCAGTATTAGCTGTCTCAAATTGAACAACACCAGTTCTCCTCGTTCTTACCGATGGGGTTGTGTCGCCGTCTGTAAATATCACAAGGTCAAACTCATCAATATTATTCAGTAATAAACCATCATATTCGTTTCCTTGTACTACATTTTTAGATGTCGTAGTTGTATGACTTAGATTATAATCAAAGGCATAAGTAAACCGACTTCCAGCAGTAAACTTATTGTTTCTCAATGAGACACCGTCAGTAGTGCCTGCGGGGAGAAACCTTACCCCTTTCCCGTCTGTGCCATCAGCCTTTCCACAATCATTAAATTCATTATTGTCTATAGATAGTTCAGTAATGTCAGTGACTTCTATTACTGGTCTTCCATCACCCCCCGATGCGTAGTGAAAATAGTTATTGTTAATTTTTATAAAGCTACCTAATAACAGAGATACCGTGGGATTCCCGGATGTGGCCACGGTGTCTAATGAATTGTTCTCATAATATAAGTCATAGACCTCATAGTTACTCCCTATTTGAGTTGCCACATTTGTAGTATTGTATATATCATTATCTCTAACATGGATTGTTTTTACCCCATCTATATTCATACCTCTAACAGAATCTCTGATCGTATTGTTGATTACATGGATATTATTTGGAGGGGCTGTTTTTGGCGTAGTAGACGCCCCTTGAACTAATGTTATGCCCCAGTTAGCAGTTAGATTCTTCATTGTATTATTTGTTATATAGATACCGGAATATGGTTCATCAACGGTGTCTTGAACGTGCGATGAGGAGACGAGGCTAACAGCTCCTGCTGTTCCTCCTATAGCGTCAAAAATATTACTATTTATGTGTATCTCATTCAGCCTGTCGCTATCATAGTTAGGCTCCATATCTATAGCCCCAGGCATAGTTGACTTGGTGCAATTTACAAAATAATTATTTTTAATCCACACATTCTCGCCATTTGTTAAAGATATGGCATTTCTGTTCTCATTATTAACCCCATCAAAAATATTATTCTTTATCCATACATTTTTAGGATGCGGTGTGTTTGCCCCAGTTGGAGCAAAGCCACCAAAATAAATGGCATCCCCTTCAAAAGCTCTGAAATAACACCACTCAATAACAACATTCTCAGATCCACGGATAATGACTTGAAAATTTGACTCATTAAAAGCCGTTTCAGAGAGACCATTAAATTTTAGGTCTGTGATTCGGATATTGTCATACGCAGAACTCCCATCAAATGTACGTAGGATATGAACGCCAGACGATTCTTTTTCCAAAACAGACTCAAAACCATCACCAAATATATGTTGTCCGTCCTTTAGTACTATGTCTGCAAGCACATAGGTACCAGCGGGGAAGTATATTCTATTCTCCCCGCTATCAACTGCGCTCTGTACGGATGTGCTATCATTGGTTACGCCGTCTCCAGTCGCCCCAAACCAGAGCACGTTCACCGCGCCAGGGAACTGCCTAACCCACGCACCGCTCGCCCCAGTAGTGTCACTGTTCGGAGGGATGTAAATACCATTCTGCGTGTCTGCTGTGACTTCGGCTGAGAGGTCGGATGAATTCCAAACAAATACCCCGTGGTATCCGTCATTGACAGATGCCCGATAAAGTACTCGTAGCGTCCGTGCGGATGACGGAATACCCAAGCCTTTTGCCGCAGTGATGTCTGACACCACATAGTCGGTTGACATTGTTTGTGTAGCAGCATAGGCGCTTGTGTCGTCAAGCACTGTGCCCATGAATGCACTCACACCAGATAAGCCTAGTGTAGCAATGGCCGCAACAACATCATCGATGTACTTCTTAGTCGCGGCATCGGAATTATTTACAGGGGCAGCGAGATTATGAATGTAGTTGCTATTCATATCCAACTGAGCCTGCATCGCGTTGGTGCCGGTGGTATCGTCACCGTACAGATTCAACAGGCGACTC